CTATCCGCCCGTATGTATTAGTTCGAGATACCAATCCTCAAGCGTCTGCGTATCAGCAGTACCGCCGGACAACCAGAATGTCGAGGAAAAGTAGGTGTCAGCATCGTCCATATTTGCTATCGGAACAGCAGCGCTTCTGGCTCCAGCTGAAAAACCACCCGTTGATACGGAATATTTCGGCCCCATTTTTTTAAACGATATTGCAGAGATTCGTTTGAATCTATGCATCTCATCGTCAGAAATGTTGCTGCCCGATCCAGTGGCAACGCCATCCCCAACACTAGCGTCTAGTAATATGCTGCCACCAGGGCCATTCGGCCCGACTCTGAAATCACGGCCGAAATTATTAGCTACCCCGGATTTGCTGGCATATTGGGCAAGCATCAAGATGTCACCGTTCTGCATGATGCTCTTACCGTTATTGCGCGGCAGGAGGAAACCTTCTAGCGCTTCCTCGGTTGTTTTGTCGGTGGTTTTGGAGATACCGGAACTACGTAATTTCAGAGCAGCTCTTCCGGCCTTGTATCTCCACAAATAGTCCGTTCCAATCTTCCTGATAACGATCGCAGCCCCACCGATACCTATCCCTGATTTAACCCAGCATTCCAGTCCTTCCCACTTGGCTGATGGTGCCGGGGGTTGTGTAAAATCATCAAAGACAAGGCGGCCGCCAATGAGGAACCACCGCACGGCCAATGAATTCCAAACGAACAAACATTTCTTGTCGCGCACGAAAACAACAGATTCGTTTGCCACCATGGCTGGGGTAAGGGCCAGAAACTCGCTCCACAGAATACTTGCTTGCCGTATCAGGCCACCGTTTCTGTCAACGAACCCAGCAACATCGCCAGACTTGGTGAGTACATCTCTGATCATTCCCGACTCGAGCGCGTCTTCAAGGTCGAAAACCTCTTGAGAAAAGAACATGATTTATCTCCAGATCTTGTAAATGTAGACCGTTCCTGTTGATCCTGGATTGCCTACGATGGCGATTCTGTCGTTTTCGGCTACGTCATACGGCCACACGGTTTTTTTAGGGATAATGTCTTTGGCGGTTGCAGGCGTCAGACTGCTGAGATCGCCTTGATCAATCTTGATAAAACACAGCCCGGTTGCATAAATCTTGTATGTACCGGCTGGAAGCTGAGGTGTTTGAGCAACGCTTCCGGAAATGCTCAGCGGTTCAATATCCGGCGTGCCTTTGATATAGAGTCCTTCCATCCATGCCCCCTAAAGCTTAAAAATTTTCAAGAAAAACTCCAATGCTCCGGTGAATTTACCGGCAGCCATCAACGCGCCAGCTATGAGGATTGCACTGACAATCCGCGTAGCGATTTCTACCCCGCGCCAATAACCTTTACTCTCCGCTCTCTCTTCCAGCAATACATTCGCTGTGACTTGCGCGGTGGCTTGCATTTTTTCAAGCTCACGTTCGAGAAAAAGCACTCTCGCCTGTAGTTTCCCCACATCGTTTGCGTACGGGCATTCTTGTGACATGAGCCAATACCTCCCGGTTATAAATTCACGCCAATCGCCACACCCAGCGAAAAAATCACCACGATAGATACTGCCAAAATCAATGCCGTCCACTTGCTGCGCAGGACTTTTTCAACATGCGGATCGACAACTTCATCCGCTTTCGCGTTAGCAATTTCCAGTCGCTGAAAACCTTTATCAGCATTCATCTTGGCTTGCACAATCGCACTCATGACACGCTCTTGCACTTCGTTCACGCTGCTGGTTTTTACGGCTTCGTGAATTTTGGCCAAGTCATTTTCTAGTTGCGTTCTGATTTCCTTCAGCATTTCCGTCTCCAAAAATAAAAAAGCCGCGAAAACGCGGCTTGGGTTGATGAATTCAGTTCAATTTCTAGTCATTATATTTTTAAAACTTTCAGTTCTTTTTTCTTGGTCTCACCACGGCCAACGTTGCTTTTGCCCTTGTTCCCCGCATTGATGCGGATTGTGGTGATCCAGGCGGACTTGGAAAAACTTTGCTCGACCGATTCAATCAGATACACACCATCGGCCTCACTCTTGATGCCGGTCAGTTCCAGCCATTTTTCCGCGCCCACATCGGCGCGCCCTTTCATCAACTCGATGCGGCCTTTCAGCGTGGCACGATTGAGCGCGGCTTTGCGGCTTTGGGCGGCGGCTTGCGCTTCCTCCGCTGTCGGATGGATATGGCGGTCGGTATGCTTCGGCGCATGCGCCGATCCGGGTGCCGATGCATTGGGCAGTACAATCGTTTGCAGTTGCCCGGTGCTGCGGTTGTGGTAACTGGCCCGCACTTCGCTGAATAATGCGCGATCCGGAAACGACAGCGAATAGCTGGCGATATCGTCACGGTGCAGCGTGATCGACGGCAATTGCCGTCCGCTGCCGCTTTTACCTTCTCCCCGCGTGACTAAAATCAGCTTGCCGTCCTTCACCGTTGCCGTGGCGCCGTACTGCCTTGCCATCCGGGTGATGAAATGCATATCGGATTCGTTGATCTGATCGGCGCGAGGAATCGGCGGGTTCAGCGGACAATACGGCCGCAGCCCGTTATCCCGCGCTATATCGCCGACAATCGCATCCAGTGTGGTGTCTTCCCATGAGCGGCGTTTTTGTTCTTTTAGCGATGCCACCAGATCGCCCGGTTTACCACGGATCATCATACTTTGCGGCGGGCCGCTGATTTCTATTTCATCGACCTTGTACCTGCCAATGAATACCAGCGGTTCGCCCGCGTAACCCAGGCTGATTTCAAGTGTCGCGCCCTTTTTCGGGAAAGCGACCGCGCCGTCCCGGTCATCGATCACGATTTCACAATCATCCGATTCCAAACCAGGCTTATCGGTCGTACGCAATGACAGCAACCGGTCACGCAGCAGATCGGTGATGTCCTGGTTATCCGCGATAACTTTAAAATCCGGTTTCAACGATCAACTCCATAATTGCACCGGCTTATCAACCTGCACAGGTAAATCTGGCAGTCTGATGATGATTCCAGATGCAAATGGTTGCGACAGTTTGGCAAGTCCTGGATTAGCTGTCATCACAGCTTCAATCGTGCCGGCCAGGCTGCCATAGTAGCGGTAGCACAGCGTGTCCAACCGGTCGCCGTCAGATGTTCTGATAGTCTTCGCCATAGCGCTGGAATTCCAAGGTAAATTGTTGCTTGCGCGGCATGCCGTCGGTAAACAAACCGGTTTGTTCTTCCTCGATACGCGTCAGGTACCATTGCCCGAGCGTTTCGCCGTAACCGGTGGTCAGATTAATCGGCGTCATCGCATAGCCTATGCTGCGCAACCGATCTAACTGACCGGCGCCGGATTTCTTGGTGAAAATCGCGCCGCTGACGGTAATGGTTTCCCCGCCCCTGGATACCGCTTGCAGCGCATCGCTGCGGGTCAGGCGGCTTTGCGCGGAAACGTTATAACTCGTTTGCCGCCGCAACGTGTCATATCCAGCTGTCGACAGGTTAAAGTAATAACTTTCGCCACTTTGCGAGGTCAGCACCAGCAAATGCGCGTGAGCCGCACCGGCATCCGATAACCCGCCACGAAACCCGCTCAATAAATCGCTGGGTGATAGCGTAGTCAGTTCGATATTTTCTAGCCCGGTTGCGCCTGGATTGAATGCCGCATTGAAAGATTTCTGCATGTCAGCGAATATTGCGCTAACCGAAACAATGGAATCATTAATACCGCCACCAATCATATTAATCGCACTCGTAGGATCGCCACCGGAAATGCCTGTCACGCCTTGCGTAATGCGATTTCCTAGCGTGGTCATCATACGGATGCTGTTTGCAACACTGTTGATGCTGCGCACAGTTCTGGCGGCATCGACTCCCAGCGCGCCACTCGCCAGCAGTCTATCTACCTGCGACAACGCGATTCCGGCAGCCTGCATGTTGCCTATGCCAGCATCCTCAATATGAATTAATGTATCGATCAATAAAGTCAGATTGCGCCCTGTCACATTTCCGGCGCTCGCATTGAGCGCTACAATCGATTCCAGCCTGCGCGTTTGCATCTCCGCAGTAAAAATATGCCGGGATGATGTGTCGATTAATTGATTGAACATTCCGCAACCTTATTGCGCATAAGTAGAATCGAACATAGCGCCATTGGCTGCCCTGGTTTGTTTTTGCTCAAACAACCGCTCCAAATGCGGCATGATTTCTTCCGCAATCCGGCGCGGGTCTTTGACATCGCCTTGCACGGTAACTTGGATCGAGGGTGAAAAAGTGTTGTGTTGCGCCAAGCTTGCGTCTACAGCTTTATGAGTGCCATCTTTTGGTGAGGAAGGATTACCGGCGAAGATAAACGGCCATTTATTACCTTGTTCATCACCTGCCGCACCACTTTGCGCATCGACGGCCGGAGTGCTTCCGCTCATGATGTCACCGATCTTGAATTGAATCGGCGTAGCTTTTGGCATCGAAGATTGCTCCCCCGATGCTGCTGCATTGGATCCCGCTTTTTCAGTTGGAAGATTTTCCTTGCCGCCAGAATCAGGAAAGAATTTGTTTGACAGAAAATCAATCCCCAATCCGCCGAGTATCCCGCCAATAGTGGCAAGCACCGCAGAGCCAACCGGGCCAGCAACCAGTCCGGTCATAGCGCCAATTTTTGCCCCCGCGATACTGCCGCCGATTCCTCCAATGCTTGATAAAACCGATTTAATTCCTGTGGAGCCTGCGGCCGCGCCGGGGAAATTAAGCTTCTCTCCAATGCCGCCGGGTATTTTCGCTCCACCGGCAGCCATCAATGCGCCACGTAGAATAGTGAATATTCCACTTGCTATCTTGAAAGCCCCAAGCACCGATTTAAAAATCGCGAACGCGGAAGCTAACGCCAGAATGACCTGCGTCACTCCTGGAAATTGATTAGTTAATGCGGAGATTGTGTTTCCGATCTTAATTAACCCGGTTGCCACGGTGTCCGTAATCGGACGCAGCGCATCGCCGATGCTCCCCATCATTTCGTCAAGAGCAAAACCAACTTCTCGCCATTTTTGGGCGGATGCCTCGCGCCGTTCAGCCAGATTCTTCTCGATCTTGGCTTCGCCGTCCGCCGCTTGAATCAATCTCAGATTGCTTTCATGCAGTTTCTGGTTTTGCAGTACAGCAAGCGCGGCTTGTTTGGCTTGCCGGTCGGATATGAATTCAGACAAACCGGCAATTTCAAGGTAACCATTCAGCATTTTCTGAGTGGCTGCGGGGTCTTGGGTGTCTGCAATCTGCTTTTGCAGTTCGGCCATTTGTGCCGCTTTCGCCGGATCGGTTTGCCGCGTTGATTCTTGGATCAGTTTCAGGAAGGCGGTAATCGGATCAAGCCCACCGGCAATGGCCGCTTGCATGGACTCTGTAAGATCAATACCTTTCTTGTCAAACTTGGCCTTACTATCCTCAGACGTAATCTTGCTCAGCAAATTGGCTAGATTATTCGCCGCTTCGTCCGTGCTGCCAGCCGCTTTCATTTGCGTTTGCAACATATTTGCCAGTTCTATCGTGCCGCGGTCTCCGGACAACCCGAAACCAGTCATCTGCGGCATTAATGCTGCAAAATGCTTGGCCATGTCCTTGGCTTCAAAGCTGCCCAGATCACCGGCCACAGCTACCTTACCAAGCGTTTTTTCCATCAGTGCCGGATCGGTTATCCCCGCTTGACGAAGCGCCAGAATCATCTTGGCAACGTCTTCGGATTGCGCGTTCTGGCTGATACTGAATCGCGCCATCGTTCTGGCCATGCTGGCGGCTTCTTCCACTGCCATACCACCGGCAACAAGCGTATTGACCGCTTGAGCCAATTCGTTACGGTCCATACCGATACTTTGCGCGTCTTTGCGGATACCTTGCGATAGTTCGGTTTCTTTACCGGTGCGGGCGATACCACCCTTGATGGCGATGTCACGAATAATAGATTCAAAATTCGCTGCTGCCATCGTAGGCATAACCGCTGCGCCTACGACACCAGCAATCGCCCTTCCTGATTCCTTAATATTTTCGATGCCTTCACCAACCTTGAGCCGCCCGGCAGCACCTAATTCCAATCCTTTAACGGTTCTGCCTAGCTGATCGTATTCATGCTTCAAATCTTTCACGCTAATACCATGCTGCTTCAATACATTGATATTTTTATCGTGCTTTTCCTTGAGTTTTGCAAATGCATCGGTACCGGCAGCCTTGATTAACTCTTCGCGCAGGCGTATCGTATCCCCGACCATTGACTGAAAGCCGCGCGCCTTCTCAGCTTTCTTTTTGAAAACATCGATCTTCGCTGATGCCGAATTGATTGCACTGGCAAAGCTGGCACCAACGGCACCGCCGATGATCATCCCTAAACCAATATTGTTACCGAAGGCCATGTTAGATAATCTCTCTAATTCAGATTGGTTCTATCAATTAACAGCTTGGATGTTTCTTGCAAGCGTGATCATCGTTGCGCTGGTTTATTGCTTGCGGCCAGTTTTTTCATTGTTGCTGGATTGCTTTGAATTTTTATGCAGCTTTGCCGGGCGCGTCAGAAAATAATCAGCACCGCTTTAACCACTCGATAAATTCCGGCAATTCCAATTCATCGATTTCGGACGGCTGAAAATGGTATGTTCTAGCGATCATTGCCATGCCGTTCCACAAATCAGATGGTGACGGTATTCCGCTGACGCCTGCCTCAGCTTTTAACCATGCGCTGAAATGTCTCCTGGAGTCTGCCGTAATCGGCGTAATCCAGTTCCTCCAGATCGGATGTTGCACAATCGGTTAACAAACTGAACAAGCGTATTTCTTGTTCTTCATCATCTTTACCGGCCAATTTCCTTGCATTGCGAATGTCTTTCAGCTTCGGACGGCGCATCTCCAAATGGTCCGTAATTACGCCATTAATCTTGATCGGGAGAGACAGCTTAATCTTTTCCGTCACTGCGACAGAACTCTGACTTTCTTCGTTATTGCTCATTGTTCCCCCGGTTATTGCTGACCAATTGCAGCACGCTCTGCGGCAGTTTCATCCTTGCCGTTGATCATGCAAATATTATTTAAGAAATCCAGCTCGTAAATCACCTTTCCGGCAATTTCCAGCTTGTAATAGCTGGGCGCTATGTTGTATTTGGTTTCGGCTTTATCGCCCGGCTTCCAATCACCCATATCCACTTCTTCAAGCAGGCCGCGAAAGGTCGCAGTAACCGCAACCACTTCGCCTTTTTGGTCTTTGAATGCACCACGGAAGTTGCCGTTGAATGAGGTATCGTCAGCCAGGCCAAAGAAAATCAAAGCTTCGGTTGACATGCCTATCAATGAGAAACTGGCTTCCATCGCCTCCATTCCAACGCCGATTTTGACAGGACCGATCATGCCGCCGTTGCGCTGCTCATCGGTCTTGCGCTTAACTTTAGGCAGCGTGATTGACGTGACCTTGCCTGCGAAACCTTTACCGTCGACGAAAAGGTTCATGTTCACGAGTGCTTGTGGGATCATCGTTCTAGCTCCTATTAGTTATTGGTATCCAGCACTTCGGTGATCCATTGATTGGTCACTTCAACGCGGAATTGCGGGTTTTCTGCTGGCGGCACATCGGTGAAGCGGATGTTCCAGTACACACGGCCTTGTTCCAGTTGGCTGGGGGTGTTGAGTTCCGGATCCGGATACACCTCGAAATTGATGATTGCACCGAGTGCTTTCAGGTCACGCATGAAGGCTTGCAACCCTTCGGTCACGTCCTTCACGTAAGTTTTGGTGATTGAACGGTCCACCGCCCATTTATGCCCGAACAAGATCGCGTCCATGACGATATCCAGCGTGCGCACGCGCGTCACGAATCCCCACTTGGCGTCACTCGCCAGTGTGCGGTTACCCCACAGGCGGTAGCCGCCATCGCGAATTACCGTGGTGATGTGTGCGTTATTGAGCAAGTTGGCGCGGCAGGTGTCATCACCGTCCAAAAATTCAACCGGGCGAGCGGTACCGATTACGTTCAAAAATTCCTTGTTCGACGGCGATGCCCAAAAGCCATATTCCTTGTCGGTTCTGGCAAACAGCCCGGCAACATAAGGAGACGCCGGGACAACCACCTCTGCGGATGCCACTTCGTCCCACACTTTCAGCGCAGGATCGACCATGTAAACCCGTTTCGAGCCGAAATTCTCAGCGTAATCGATAGCAGCATCATCGGTGGTGTTTGGTCCGTCCACGATAGCGATGGCTTTGAGTTTTGCCGCCAGTGTATCCATTGCGGCTGCAACCGCTTGCGTGCTGGAATGACCGGGGGCTACGATCAGGCGCGGTTGAGCGTTGAATCTGCTTTTACCATCCAGCAGCGCTTGCAGGCCGGTGCGCGCGCCACCTACCGTCACACCGCCGATAATGGCGCTGGTGGTGGCAGCGGAATCAACGCCAACTTGTACGCCGACCGCAACAACCACGGCGGACGATTGATCGAAAATCCCCTTTGCGGCTCTGGTGATAGGCGCGCTTGCGCCAAACTTAGCCACTGCTTCGCGGTAACTTACGATCAAGACCGGCTCATTGTATGCGGCCAGTCCCGAACCAGTTGTAAAAATACCAACCAAACCGATAATGGAGCTGGAAGGAATCGAAATCGGCCGCGGTCCGGTATCAACCAGCGATACGGTCACACCATGGAAAAACGAAGTTTGTGGCATTGTGGTCTCCTAACTTTGGGATCTGACGCTACAAATAAAAAAACCCGCCGAAGCGGGTTGATCGAAAAAATTATAAATAGAATGATTAGAACGGTTGGCCTGACAAGATTGCTGCCTTTCGTTCCTGCACATCGATCGTTACTCCTGCAGCATTGATTGCTGTCAATGTATATTCGATATCCTCTTGGATTGATGGCAAGGCCATTACGACTTCCGTCACACGGACATCTTCAAGCTGCGCCCAAAAATCGTTTATCTTTTGATCGGATGCGCGCAGTTCGCGCGCTTTTATCCGCTCATTCAGTGTAAACAGCCGCATGAATGCAATCGCACTGACAGTGGGCGGGATTACAGTCAATGTGGGTTCATATAGAGACCCAGCCGGATCAACAAAACGGCGGTCTCCACAATCCCATACGCCATTTGCATAAACCGGATTCCGGCTAACGCTAACCGTAACATCTGATTCTATATGTCTGATTTGTGGCATGGCTATTCAGGCTCCTGGTTATTCTAAAATGACGGCGCCGCCGGTTACGATTACGCCCTTACCGCCTAATATCGGACTGGATGACATATCAAACGCTTTATTGGGCAAACCACCAACCGGATTGATTTTGTAGGTGCCCGGTTTCGTCTGTACAGCCACGGCACTATTTTTAATCGCACTATCAGCGGACACCCCAAGCACCGCAGTGTTCGCCCATTTCCCAACGCACAGATTTGTTGCTGCTGTGTCATCGTAATCGTATAGAGCGATGAATGAGCGATCCCCGCCGGATATAATCGCAGGATGCTTGCCGCTTGTGGTCGGCGCTATGCCGAAAGTGGTGCCCGCATTGTTTACCAATCTACCGGAAGCCAAATCAACAACCCACATTTTAGGGGCATCAGCGCCGGATGTTACGCCAGACATAGATGCCGCAACGATATAACCATCCATGCAAAACGCATCGAGATAAAAATTGTATTGCGTAACATTTATGGTAATGACCGTGGTCAGATAACCAGTTCCGGTTACCGGCAATTTGGTTAGCACGCATTTTGAATCTGAATTACGGTGCCAAATCAGATAAAAAGCAGTTCCATCCCAAAGCACTTTAATTTTGTTGCTCGCATTGCCCGCCGTGGTTGCTGAACTGAAAGGCGAGCCCTGGACAGCACCGGCATTATTGAAGACCCATGCCTTTTGATCCGTTCCATTGCTCCTACCGATCGCGAAAAACCCAGTGCCGGAAACAATCTCAGGAAACGCGCCAACACTGACCGAATTGATCTGGGTGATAGCCAACACCTGCACACCGGCCGTCGTCCAAATTGTGTAGTGCAAACCGGTATTAGGTGTGGCTGCCGCTGCGGATATCGCAATAGCCAGGTTTCCGTTCGATAGTTGCACCATCGAATGATGCACCGTGCCCGCCGTGCCTGATCTTGTCCAAATCGTTGTGGCCGTTAAAACAGCCGTCCCGGTGTTATCGAACGTAATCAGAGTAGATTGCAGCGGAGTTGCTACGTCTTGATATGCCACGGCAAAACCGCCCGCAGATAATGCTACCGCGTCATAATATGACGATGATGAGGTTGGGCATGATGCAATTTCAGTCAGCGCCTTGATCTCATTCAAATTCTGGTCATAAATCGCCAGCTTTATCTTGTATGGCGATCCGTGCGTGTTAAATAGCGCAGCAATATTACCGTTGCTTAATTTCAACAGTTTGTATTGACCGACCTCAGTTGTTGCAGGATCGATGTCAATGGTCTTGATAACGGTGCCATCTGCGGAGAACTGCAACAGCCTTGCGCCGCCAGCGCCGGATATGTAACTCGAAAGCGTCAATATGCTGCCGTTAGATAGCTGCAATACCGCAAGTCGATTACCTGCGGATGTAGCGAACGTATTTATTGCTGTTTGGGCTACTATGCGCCCAGTCGCTAAATCGGTCTGCGGTGTGCCATATGTCATCCCACTTACCGCAGCATAATCCGCCACATCCACCGCAAGCCCTTTACCGGATAAACCGCATAGATAGAGCAAATCGTTTTTATTAACGTTTTCACCCACGCCAATTTGGCTGGATTCAAATATTGATATTGGGCTTAAAGAACCACTTGATTCGAGTAGTCTCATTATTCATTTTCCTCAAAACATGTAATCCGTGCCACTACGTTGGGTTCACTTGAATTAAGAACGATTCTTTCACCCGCCCCCACAATCTCCCCAGTCAGCTTGTATAAGCCATTGGCCGGAATCTGGATATCAGGTTCTATCCGCTTATTATTCGCGAAGCTAGTGGCTGCAGAGACGCATATCTTTACAACTGCCGTATTTGCTCCAATGTTTACAAGATTCACGCTTGATGTCCTGACCTTTCCTGCCGGTGTTGCCCCGGTATCCTGATCGGTATTGGCCGTCAACACATCGTGGAATACTTTGCCTGATGCCATTAATGCCCCCTTTGGTTATATATTTGCGAAATAGTAGCGGCGCGCGCGGCCCCTGTTATCCAGGTAAGCCAGTAACTCAGCTTCGGTGAGGTATTGCGGATGCGGATCAGCTGCGGCGATATGAGAAGCAAGGTCAGAATCGAAAGCATATTGCGGATGCGGGTCTGCTTTGGCTTCGTGCGCAGCTACTGCATTGGCGATGGCTTGGTTGGTTGCAACCACGACACTCGGGTCAATCGTCAGGTTCACGATGGCCGTATTGCTGACGATCAGGTTCATGCGCAGCAGTATGTCCGTGCCAACGCCTTCCGCCAGAATCGGTTTCGGCGTAGCTGGAAAATTGCTGATGCCAAGTAACTTGTTACCGCCACCGTTTCCGCCAATCAGCCCCAGTTCGCGGATCGTCCAACCGCCGATAGACGGCAGCAGTATGCATTCACACTTGAGCAATCCGGGGTTCTCAGGATCGGCCGTGATACTCGTGATCGGCAGCCGGTGCACTTCGCGCACCAAAGCGGTCATCGATTGGCTTGGAATAACTGGATTGCCGTTACCGTCACCAATCGCTATGTGAGTAATCGGGACAGTCAGTCCGGACACTTCCGCGTTAGCCCATTCCGCTAAACCGGTATTGGTTAGAAATCCATAGTAAGTTTGCGTCATCGGTTAATCCGTCATTCAGGTGGGTAAACTGTCATTGTTTGTGTAAAAGTAACGCTGATCGCAGAATAAGCATTGACATCCGGGGATACCAGTTCAGTAATCTGGTACGGGTAAATTTCAATGATTTGCCCATAAAGACATCTGATCGCCGCATAAGCATTCAGTTGAACGCGGCCAATTAAACGTAATTCATAGTGACTGCGCACCGGTTTTGTTACATCGATTTGCCGTCTGATTGCCGCCACCGTTTCCGGATTTATGCCGCGATTACCTATTTCTACGTCAGCTTGAAAAGTATGCGGCGTACCTTGAGGCTCCTTCTGCCACCACTCGAATATTTTGGTTTCGTTTTCAAAATTGGACAGTGCTTTCTTGACTGCCCCAATCGTGCCTTTTTTGCGGTGAATATCGATACTTGACGCAATCACCCTTCGCTGCGTGGCTTCATCCCAAGTACTATCCCAATCGTCGACCGACAGCGCCCAGGCGAGCCACGGCAGCAATTCGGCCGGGCAATGTTCCGCGCTCCACAATGTTGCGATGACATCCGGTGAAACGGTGAACTCCGCAGCCGTTGCGATGGCTGCTTCCAGCGCCGTCTGGTTTTGCGGCAGCAAATGATTAGGCATCTTCTGCTACTTCCAACGTGATATCGATACCGGTGCAATGCGACGCTTGCCGCGCACCGATGGCTACATCAGCAATCGGGCTTGTCATAACGACCTTCTTCACGCCGCCCGGCTGATGCAGCGCGGCATACAATCCCGACAGCGTTATATCCCAGCCGAACTTGGCATGCCCGGTAACATACGCCTGCACGGCAGCTTGCGCTGCCGCCATAATGGGTTCCGGTGCCGGACCTGCGTACACATACAGCGTTGCTTCAACTGCAAACGGGATGATTTCAGCCGCTTCCACAATCACTTCATCGGTCAGCGGCCGGCGCGTATCCGCAGACAAATAAGCATTCACCGTATCAAGCAATCCTGAATCCGGTTCACCATCGCCAGCGGTTGATAGCACGGTGACTCGCACTTGTCCGGGTGTTGGGCTATCAATCGCAACATCCTTGACCAGATTGGATGCGGAAAGCGTGTGAAAAATATAGCTGCCGCTGCTTCCTGCAACCGTTTCGCCTTCAAGCGCCATTTGCGCGCGCAGGCGTAGCCGGTCATCCGATTCAACCGTATTGTCATCCGAAAGGCGGGTAATACCGAGCAAAGCGGCCAAGTTTTCCAAGTCACCGCCGGTGGCGTAAGCCAGCATGCAGGCCTGCGCGGCATCATTAACGCGCGCCCGTATCAATGCCTCGCGGTAGGCTGCCAGTTCCAGCAGCTTTACCACCGGATCGGATTCCAGCGCGGCAGTCCAATCCGGATACAGCGCCTTGAATGCGGTTAGAATTTCTTGATAAATAACCTCGAAATCCAGTACCTCTACAACATTGGGCGGCGGAATCTTCGTCAGATCGATTGTACTCACGCAGTCACCTCGAGCAGCACGTTATCGCCCTGATAGTCGCCATAAATCACCATGTTCACCCGCCCATCGATAACCGATTGCACATTGACGCGCGAGAGTTTCAGGCGCGGTTCCCAGCGCCCTATAGAACGCGCAATTTCCGCTTGCACCGCCGATATCCACCCTTTATTCACCGGCAAATCCACCATGCGCGGCAAGTGCGAACCATATTCAGGGCGCATTACGCGGCTACCAACCGGCGTAGTCAGAATATCGGTTATCGATTGCTTAAGATGTTCGTACCCTGACAGTGGTTGACCGGTGGTTCTGTTCAACCCGGTTAACGATTGCATTTTTAGGCACGTTCAAAATCGGGATGTTTATCCAGGTATTCGATCAATGCCGGATCGCTGGCTTCGATAGTTGATTTTTCCACCGGGAAAGCGCGGCCGTCATTCAGTACGACGGTTCTGCTTTTGAAAGCTTTGTCTTTGAAAGTGACCGGTGCTACAGAACCCTCTGCTTTGTCTATTTTTGCCATTGCGCAATCTCCAAATAAAAAACCCGCCGAAGCGGGTTATACGATTTATCCTGCAAACACATTACCGCTGCCAGTGGCCACGGATGAACCGCAAACAATCGGATCACCGACGCGCCCTATTGGCTGTCCGTTACAAAATACTGTGCTGCTGCCAGTTTGCAGAACCGAGTCATGGCATTCCGGAATCGACGGGCAGCAATGCGTTAACCATCCATCACTTTGCCGGTGTGCCGGAATACCGTTGATAAACACATCTGGGCTGGCGGCATTATTCGCGCGCGGCGGCCAGCAACCGTGACCGGTGCATAGGTCACCTAATCTAGCAACTGCTGGCATGTTAATTAATTCAGATCGATTCGAGGCGCATCGATGGTCACGCCTTCGTTGGTCATGGTAAAAGTGGATGCTCCCACGCGGATAATGAAGCTAAAACCAGCGGGCAGCTCCCATAAAACTGTTTTGTCGTCGCTGCTGGGTGCGGCGTGTTGGGTGGTATAAAACCCCGGTAGCACGCCCGCTTGTTCCGGCCTGCCGGATGGCGACAGGATCATGGCTTGTTCGCCAATTGATGGCGGCCGCCAGTGTCGCACCTCGCCAGCAGACAATGACATCCACGGCAACCAGGCTGAAACCCACTCGCCCGAACGCACGCGCACGTGCGCATTGTCGTGATCAACCGCTTCAATGGTGCCGAACATCAGCATGCTGGATAGAAGCCGGTCGGTTTCGGATTGCGGAAAGTCGTTCATGGCACTTCCGGATCGGTACCGGCTTCCCAATAAAGCCCTTCTTTGCCGGTGCCGGTATCCGGATAGAGTCCCAGCATCATGGTTAATCCGGTTTCGTCCGGATATGGCCAAACCGATTCACCCAGGTGAAATTCATGCGTCCATTCGACCATCCAGCATAAGTATCCATCCAGTTCGGGTTTGAAGGCATCTTCACCAACTTGCAGCAGTTCTGAAACACTGATTTCCAGCCCCCATGTTTCATGCGTAATAGCCACTGCAATCCGCGCAGCCATTTCGCGCACTTGCATGTAGGAATCGGGCAAAACGGGATCGACAATGGCGCGTGCTTGGAAATGTGCAATCAATGCAGTTTCATTGGTTCCCGGATCGGTACCGGCGTCTATTTCGGATAATTCAATCAGCACAGCTGGAATGTTGATCCTGCGCTGAATGGCCGGATAAGCCTCTACCGTTGCCATGCCGGTCAGCTTGGTTTGCAATCCGGTAACGATGGCAGTGTGCAATTGAGCAAGGTTCTCGATCATGATTTACCGATAGCTTTTTGGATTTCGTAATTCACTTCTTGCTTGAGTATGATTAAAAGCCGCTGTTCGGCTAGCGCTGCGACAGAACGGAATGCCGATTCTCCCGTATCTGCCCAGTCGTATCTGACACGCTCATAAGGCAAACGAGACTTGCCAGTTCTGCGCATAACAAGCCCATCATTTCTATCATTAGCTTGATAGCTTTTAGTCTCGACCGATCCATCGCGATGACGAATCTTTATTCGGCGATTCTTACCAGATACGTTGCTGCGGTATATCCAGGCGCTTTTGAACGGATGCCTACCAGCAGTCACGCCCGTTCTTGTTTGTCTTGCAATCCCCAGTCTGTCTGCCTCAACAGCATTCAACCCCAACCAGACTTTGCCGGTATCGTATGATTTCAGAAAGAAATAAATCCTGCTGCGCAGTACCTTTTGCGGAATTTTTGAGTTCTTCGATACGGCTTTGGCAACCTGTCCTTTTATCCACACATGGGTTTTTCTCAATGTCCTGCGCCATGCGTTTTGCATTGCTTTAGGGCTAAGTTGCCGCAGTATCCTGAGCGCCTCGTAGACATCAATCTCAACCCTTAATGTCTCGCTCACGCCGATGGCCTCAGAATCAATGCAGTAACCCCGGAACCATCCGGTTCTATGTTGACGATTTCATAGGTGCCACCATTCGCCACAACCGGATTGCCTTTTTCAACACCCAGCGCATCTGAATCACGCACAACCACTTGCGGTTCAACGATACCAGTGTTTAACCGGCCGATTTGCGGTTGCAGCCATGGCGCGTAAAACATGCCTTTGACCGGCAAGCCGTTGATGGTCACATCATCAGTCAACGTGTCGAAGATGACCGAATCCATATCGGCCACCAGATCGCTGAATGCGTTCATTGATCAAGCAACCTTATCTTCATCCTGCTGGTCTGGATTTCCATCACTTTCGGAACCATCACCGCTAGAATCCGGTTTCTTGCTCTTGGCGGGTTCCGGTTCAGGCAGTTTAGCCAAACCCCGCTCAATCAGGGATTCGGCGTCTGGTTTCGGTAAATCAAGTTCTGATCCCGGCGGGAACGATTCACGGTTTTTGCCGATTATGGTAACTTCCGCAATTATTTTCATGATTGGTTTCCTCTCTCTCGTTCAAAAATTAGCGGACAGTCACTGCAATACTGGCGTTAGGACGGCGCGGGATGATCAGCGGTGCGGATTGAGTCATGATAAATTCCGCCGCCGGATCATCGCTGATCCAGTTTTTCGGGAACATTTCCAGCGCCTGATAACCCGCAACCGGATCCAGAATCGCGCCGAATGCCCGCACGCCGTCGATTGCGGCGCTTCCTGCAATCACGGTGTTGGCTGGCAAGTAATTGACCTTGCTTCCGGCTTCATCACGGTAATAACCACTGTAAACCCACACTTCGATATCGCTACCAAGTGTGCCTTTATAGCTGAACAAGCGGCCGTTATTCGGGCCTGTCTCCAGTTCGCTACGTGAATTTCTGCGGCCGTCCAATAGCTTTTGCACATCGGCGTTTTTCACGAAATTGCGGTATGCCTGACGATCCATCACTAGCGTATTAATCGGTGCTTCTGCCAGCGCGCCCCAAGCTTCAATATCGTCAAGCGGGGTTGCGGTCGCTTCACCCCAGCGGGCGCCAAGTGTCAATGCAGAGGTGTTTCCAGACGCGCGTTCGTAGTCGACCTCAACAGTTGGATAGTCTTCGCCGGAAACAGTTATCTTTCCTTGCAGCAGCACTTGCGCCGCCATGTGTTCCAGTCGCCGTCTAATTTTTCTGCGCTGTTCAAGCAGAATGTCAGCAACGATTGCGTTACGACGTTGTTCCGGTGACATTTTGCCGCCGATCACTTCACCGGCACGGCGAATCAGCACGCGCTCAGGATCGACAACATCTTTCGGCTTCAAGTAAGCCGGGGTAAATTTTTTCTGTACTTGTCCCTTGGTTTTCATAACTTTTCCGGCCACCATTGGAGATACATAGGGGGCCAATCTTCCATCATCGTCTACCTTATCGAAGCTGATCGAAGATGTGTCGAAAGTTACAAGGTTCGGAAAGAATAAATCCAGCAGAAATGTATCATCCGAATCCAGGCTATTGATGACACCCAGCAGCGTGTCTGTATCGTAAGTAACAGTCATCTATGTTTCTCCAATTAACGTATTGAGATAGCGGCGCGATCAAAGGCCGCCAGTTTCTTGGCGGTGCTATCGAATCCGGCATGCCACACCAGCGCATCCGCAAAGAAGCATCCTGCTTTGTAGAACTGAATGGTTTTATCGCCCGATGAGGCATTGGTTGCATGAACCAATATCCCGACCGGTGTTTGGGATCCGTCGCTCGCTCCCGGATTGCACAGCGTCAGCTTTTTGCTGGCGTCGATACGTCCTAGCACTGCGCGATCTGCCAAATTCTGGCCGGACACCAGCGTGCCTGATTCCGTTGCTATTAATGGTGTTGAACCGGCAATGTAATTACCGGGAGTGTATGTTTCAGTCGTTTTACCTGCTATTGGCATGATGTCCTCCTATTTTTTGCCGGTTGCTCGTTTGTAATCGCTAAGAATTGCCTGTGCTTTCACTTGGGATGGTCCCGGCCCTTGATCCGGTGTTCCTTTATCGCCGCCGGTCGGTTCCTTGTTGTTGATGATCACTTCACCTTCGCTTTCAGCAACCATTAGATTGAATAGGCGAGTACGAGCCGCTTCAGTAGATAATCCAGCTATCACATAGCCGGAAGCCAATTCCGGCAGTTTTGCTGTGATGCAAAGGTTTTTAATGTCGCTAATGCGCTTTGCCTCTGCCGTCACGGCCGCTTCATCGTTCAGGGATATGTTCTTGAGTAAGTGCTTGGCAATTTCAGGCATTCCAGCAGTCACGCAAGCGTCAACTAAAACTGCTGCCGATTTGGCTGTGATATCGGTCTGATCCGGTGCGGGTACTGGTGCCGGTGTTTCCGGTGTTTCATTTTCGGCGCCGGTTTCTGTCTTCCCTGGATCTTCTTCTGTTTCCTGATCCGGTGTGCTGGCAGCGGCTTCCAATATCGCTTTAGGTGTGTGCTTGAATCGCGCCAAGATACCTGTCGATCCTGCGCATGCCTGCAATGATGCTTCTTCGCCAATCGTGTCGGCAAACCCAATAGCAACCGCTTCCTCCGCTGTCAGCCATGTTTCATCGTCGAGCATTCGCACCAGCTCGGCATCGTCTATCGATGGGGCTTTGCGGCGATAAGACGCAATAATCCCGTCCCGAGCCTTATCAACCATGTCGGCCGTCTTGCGCAGCTCTTCTGCGGTGCCATAAGCAAAGGTTGAAGGGTTGTGGATCATCATCATGGCGTTACTGGCCATAACAACTTGACTAGCACCGCAAGCGATAACGCTGGCGGATGAAGCTGCCACCCCATCAATGCGGGCGGTGCAACGATCACCCAGCCGTGCTAGCGCGTTGTGGATAGCAAATCCATCGAATAAATCACCGCCGGGGCTGTTGATCGAGACCACTATTGCTGAATTTCCATCATCCGCCGCTTTTAGGTCACGCACAAAGTTGCTGGCAGTGATGCCCCACAAGCCGATTTCGTCATAAATGAGCACTTCTATCGGGGAATCAGAATCACCAGCTTTCGCTTTGATGCTGTACCACGTTCTGTTTTGACCAGCAGCGATCTTGTTATTGATGGGATTCGTCATGGTTTATTTTTCTCTCCTTGATAAGTAGGTTCTCCGGCGTTATCGCGGCTACGTGCATCGGAGTCATAGGACAAGCCTAGTTGATCGGAGCGTTCGTTATCTGCTTCGTTTTCCGCGTCAATGGTTTCCGTGTCATCACCTTGCGAAAGCGCAACTTCGGTACGGGATTTGAATCCGGCGCGCACTTCCATTCGTTTTGTTTGAACGTCTTGCAGCGGATGGATATAAGCCCATCCTTGCGGGATCCAGCGGGCGCGCAAGTATTCGCGCCGATTCTTGTTGTAATCCGGTAACTGAATCGCCCCGGACAACACGGCCAGATCAAGCCAGGCAGCCCACACCGGGCGGCAAAACTGGTGAACGTAGACACCAAATTGCCGCTGTTCGATGCGTCGGCGGAATTCATTGAGTACAACCCGGATGACGCGATCATTGACGCCGCGCAGATCGCCGGTCAGTAACTCGTATGGTAATCCGGCTCCTGCGGCCGCTGCCTGGAGTTGCTGCCGCATGAAGTCCGGATAGGTGTTTCCGGCATCGGGAGGATCGGAGAAATTTACTTCTTCTCCCGGAAGCAGTTCCTGCATTGTTCCTGGTTCGAGGCCAACCATTGGCGTAAAACCATCTTGATCTGTCTCGACTACTTGCCCTGTCACCGGATCAATCACCGGATCCTCGGGAGCGGGTTTCGTGATGAATCCAGCAAATAAATTTGAAACTTCCTGCCGGAACAATACCGCATCGTCAAATTCATCCAGCGCGGTCAACTTGGCAAGTATCGGTGCCAATACAGGCACTCCGCGTATCTGGCCCGGGCGAAGCGGCTCAAAAATATGCAGCACTTGATTTGCAGGAACACGAACGGGAATGTTACTTGCCGCGGCGGGCATTATCCGTCCATCACCAGGATGATTTGGGTACATCCAGTAAGCAACCTTCTGGCCGATTGCATTAAATTCGATACCGGCCATAATCCGGTTGCCATTTTTCAGCAGCTCGTTTTTGTCGTAAGGAACAAACTCTGATTCTATGACTTGCAGCTGCATCGGGACCGTCAGCCCGTCCTCTGGCCGCCGGATACGGATCCTGGCAAAGCATTCACCAGCTTCGTAAGCTCCCCTGCATGACAGCGCTTGCAATCCATAAATATCGGTCAAGCTGTCTGCGTCGGCCTCCTCTCCCCAATCTCCCCATAATTGCTGCAAGGCAATGCGGGTTTCTTTTTGCTTATGTTTTGGCTTTGGCACAATCCCGGTGCCAATGGTATTGGATACCAGTCTGTCTATTGCCGAAAACGCATACGGGTTATTCCGTACGGCCGCGTGCGAGCGGCGGCGGAGTATGTTTAATCCGGTAATTGATGCTGAGGTAGGACCGCTATCGGGGGCATTGATCGACCGTGATCTTCTCCCCGTGCCTGCTGCGTCATAGCTGGCCTGCAAGCGCGATGGCAGAACAAACCCGCGTCTTGCGAGACTTGGATAATCTCTTCTGACCATCAGTATCCCTTGCCGGCATGATAAATACGTACAGTTCTGGCACGGCGCGGATTTTGTGTTTTGGCTAATTCGGCAACCATTGCATTTCTTGCTTTTATGAGTTCATCCACGGAACGATATTCCACCATCCGGTCGGCAAACTTTACGATATGCTCGCCTCTGGCAATCGCTTGGTTGATTTTGTCTATATCGTTTTGTGTTATGGCCATTTGTTATCGACGCCTCAAGTAACCCGATTGCATTGTCCGCCGTACCGCTGGTCTTCTTTCTGCCGATATTTTCACTGACGGTGAAGGTTGTGGAGATGGTGGCGGTTGCACTACAGCTGTAGTCTTCACTGTTTCCGGCTGCGGCTGTTCGGCATTAACTACCGATTCCACCAAGCGTCGTACCAGTACCATACGCCGTTCTATTTTTAGTCCATGCAAAGCGGCATAGGCATACACGCGGCAGTCAAACCCTTCGTTACGCGCACCAGATGGTTTTTCCCAAGACCTTACTTCATTACCGCGCTTGTCTATTCTGGTGACACGCTTCTCGACAGTAGCTTGGGAAAACCAGTTTTCGTCATAGGCCGACGAGAAATGGCAGTATCCCGGCTTGCCTTCAGAAACTTTCCAGCGTGCGTAAATCGTATCCTTGGCGGTATCTACTCCGATCATCCGCACTACATGGCCGCGATATTTCTTGGATTTTGATTGTCTTCTTGGCCAGATCGGACGCGGGCCGAATTGCCCCTTTATAGCCCAGATATTCCGGGCTGCACGTGGCGTGCAGAACTCATAGACTTCCTGAACATGATGACCACCGGAATCGATACAACCAGCCGCAACGCGCAGCACCCGGCCATCTTCTGTTTTAAAGCGTGCTGTAATGAGCAGTTCATCCAATCTTTTCCAGATTTCAGCCTCTGCCGGGTTCCCGGTAAGCACTACCGGTTCTATACCCCATGACTCTTCACCCGCACCCCAGGCAACAAACTCGATTTCTATCCGGTCTTTCTGTAAGTCGGCACCGAATGTTACGGTCAGCGCACCGGACGGAAGTGTGTCGGCATCATAATTCTCACGCCGTTTTGCCAATTCATCGGCATCCGCCAGTTCACCGCTTTCCTCGTAGGGCTCGCCCATTGAGGTATTCCACCAGGTCTTTTCTTCCTGGGGATTTCCTTTTGCGGCGTAAAAATCGGTTGCTACATCGGCGAAAGATCGCCACGGCGAATACAATTCGTTGATGTGAAAGCCAGGCCGCTTGCTTTCAGGGTTTTCCTTGACCCACTCCCCCGCTTCCAGCATGTCAGGCTTGTAGAAGTCTTCAATCAAGCCACTGCAAGACGGACAGAAAAGTTTTGCCGTTGCTGGATCATCATCGATGATCGAAACGTTTTCCCATTTAAAAACGTGAGAATGACCGCAATGCGGACATGGCATGTAATAGCGTCGCTGATCGCTGCGCTTCCAGGCGCGCTCGATACGGCTCTTGCCTTTAATTGTCGGTGTGGAAAAAAGACCTATGCGCTTACGGGAGCGGTAGGTGATTGTCCTTTTTCGTGCCAGATTTACCGGATCGCCCTCGGTACCGGCTGATGCCGGGTATCTGTCTACTTCGTCGCATAAAACGATGCGTATCGGTCTGCTGGCCAGCGCAGCCGGTGCATTGGCACCGATCATCGTGACATGCCCGCCTGGAAAATTCTTTTTCTGGATGGTGTTGCCGGTATCCCGGCTTTTAGCATCCTTGACCTTGTCACGCAGCACCGGCGTGTCGCGAATCATCGGCGCCAGACGATCTTTCGAGAAAGTTTCACCCATCTCTACGGTTGGCTGCACCACTAGAATGGGGGCCGGATCGACATCGATGTGATATCCGATGATGGCTTTAAATATCAGCGTCTTGCCAACCTGAGCGGACGACATAACGGTGATTTCTTCAGCGCCTTCTTCATGGAATGCATCCATGATGCCGCGCTGATAGGGTGCGCGAGCTGAGGTATATTTTCCCGGTTCCGCACTATCCTCGGGGGATAGATAAAGCCTTTGATCGGCCCATTGACTGATCGTTATCGCTGGCGGCGGTGCCGCTATCGCAGCTACCCGGGACAAGGCTTGCTTCAGCGTCTTCGTTATCATCGGGCTTCCAGTTGGAAAGCTCGGCCAATGCTTCATAAACCATATCGGTCAAGATTCGCTCTACTTCCCTTTCTTTCTTATTCACTACAACCGGTGAAGCGCGCGGCGGCAAAGTCAGCATCTTGGCGCGAAATGCACCTACCAATGCCGACCAGCCGCGCTCGGCACCAGCCAGCGATACCAGTTCGCCTTTCAATCTGGCGGTTTCAATTTCGGTTTTTTCTGCCTGCGCCCTGGTCAGTCGCGTTTTTTCGGATGCCAGATCTCCGGCTTCTCCGTTCAGCATCCCTTTGATGTGCTTTATGTACCCTACTACGCACGGCACGATTTCGTATTGCCCCCGATCTTTCGGCTTCGGGATAATCCCCTCGTTTGCAAGCTGCTGAACGCGCCGAGGCGTCATATCCAGCAATTTGGCTATGGTGTCGACGGATGCAGTACTCATGTGGATAAAACGAAACGAAACCTAGGGGAAAATCTGGAACTAGCGAAATATCGCGGGTACGCCACCCCGCACCTTGTCAAAAGCCCCAGGGTCCCCGGTAAATATTCCTTGAATCAGCTTCCATTGATTCCTCAATGCGCTGGACAACACCGCACAATCCCTTAGAGTCCAAGCTATAGCCTGTTTGATCCGCAGCTTTTGTGGGCTTTAAATCGGAAATGCTGCGGCGGTGGACGGACTTCCGGGGTTGCGTCCAGTTTCAATAGGAGACAAGCAAATGAACACAGAACCGCGCACAAAAATATCGATACTTCGCGAACTCATGGCCGCTGAGAAGTGGCAGAAGGCGATCAGCATCGCCGCTAAGTTTCCGCGACTCGGTGAACATAAAGAAACTATTCTTCGCGCCCACGGCGCATACACCAACCCGCACTTTTATACTCAGATCGGTAAAGACATAGAGGCACTGAAAGAAGCGGGACGCGCTGCTTTGCTCGAGAAATACTCCGATTAGATTTTCTTCAGAATCAATACGGCTTCGGCTTTTTCCTGCGATGTCTGCTGAATGCTGTTATTCATACCAGCATTACGCTTCTCGACCAATTCAAACCCGCATGCCGCAGCATTGTCGATTGCAACCTGCGCCAACGGATAAGACTGACTGCCGACCTGAAGCGCAAATATCGCGCCGGACTTCAAAAGTGTGGCAATTTTCCGCATCATCGGCAGATAAAACCCCTGCACCCAGATATCAAATTTCGGATACCGCGCCGTGCTGGTATCGCCACCCGCATAAACCTCTACATCAAAATAAGGGGGCGATGTCAGCGCAAAATCGAACTCACCGGAAATACTCGCATCCTCAAAAGGCTGTTCGATAAACTGAGCAGTTTTGTCCGCCTCAGCAAATCCGGATAATGTCGCTTTTGTCCTCTCCAGCCCCGCATGGGCAACCGGTGAAGGATCGCAACCAACGTAGTCGCGCGCATGCCGACTCAACAGGAAACCGACATATCGGCCGCCCCAGCCATGGCATGGATCAAGCACACGCCCGCCTTCCGGAGTAAATTGATCGATCAGATCGCGCGCCAATCGCGCCGGAAAATCCAGCGGCATTCTTGCACCAGCCATCGGCATACCGAATGACAACACCCGGTCAAAATCCGGACGCTCATCCACCGCCCAGCGCAAACCGCGCATAGATGGATCATGCTCATGCGCCTTGGCGATGCAATCCGGTACTGAATCCTTCCTATCACCGGCAGTCCAAAAGCGCTGCGGACAAAATGCCAGCGACAAATAACCGGGATACTCACCGCCCAGGTACTTAGCCTGGATGAAATGCCAGGCCGCGGCGCCAGGCGTAATCTTTGGCGACAACAAACCGCCCGCTTCGGCTCGCGCGATATGCTCCGACCACTCGCGAACGATGCTGGTCCATGCCCGATCGATTAACACTTTGACGATCTCATCCGGCTCAGTGATTGATTTCCCCGTTCTCTCATGCTTCTGAGTATCGGCGGGATTGGACAACGCATCCGCCAACTGACTGATTTCATCGGCATCAAACCCGGTCAAAGCAAGATCGAACTCGGCATCTGATAACTCATCCAGCTCAAGGGACAAAAGCTCTTTATCCCAGCCTGATTCTTCAGCAATCCGGTTATCCAGAATCCGGTAAGCCCGTTTCTGGTTGTCACTCAATCCCTGCTTGCTCAGCACCGGAACCGTACCAGCATTTTCCCAGCCGGGAATCGACCAACCAAACTTGTGCACGCGCTGCGCGGCCAGCAAACGGCCGTGTCCGGCGATCACCTCGCCCTGTTCATCGGTCAGAATCGGAAAAGTCCAGCCGAACTCGCGCAAACTAGCAACCATCTTGGCAAGCTGTTCCTCGCCATGCTGCTTCGGATTGCGAGCGTAAGGCACCAATGCTTCAAGCGGTTTTGCTTCGATCTGCGGAAATTGGAGTTGCAGGAACGTTTTTTCCATCTTGCGTCGTCAGTGATTCGACGCTCGACGGGCGTTCCTGCAGGGCGCTCCCGGCGCTCAACCTGTTTAACGTCCGGCAACGCGGACACTTAATGTTCAATTGAATAAAAACTGCATCGGCCAGTTTCTTGTTGCACTGACCACATCGTACTTCTTGCACTTGCGAGCCTCCTGGTAGTTGTTGTAGGCTCACCTACCCTCGCGAGGGTGGGGAAGCCTTTGGCCAAGACTCGCAGGCTATTTCTGCGTGTTGCGGCGGTTGCCTCGGGTGTTCCCGCATCCGGGCAATCGCTTCCTCTCTTATAAGTTACGCGCACAAAACAAAAAAGCCCGGAGGTTAAAACCTTCGGGCTTCTTGGACGCAATTTCTTCGAGAATGGGAAAAATATACCTGGTTTGTCTCACAATTTCAACAAATAATTTTTTCCGAAGAAACCAAACCATCACGCTCAAATTCAGGAGTCAAACTATCAATTGCGCGATTTTCAATAGCATTTATCCGTTTCGCCACATCAACAAGCGCGCGACTCCAAGTATCCTTACTTGCACCGAACTGCTCCGCCAGTTCCCGGAACGTAATACCACCAGACTGATTCTTGCTCACCGCCCCGACCGCCTTGGCAACCAGAATATCCACAGCCAGCGGATTAAAGTTCGGAAACGACGGCGCCATCCAGTTACCCAGGTTCATAATCGCCTCATACCGCTCGCGCGAGAACACGAACCGCTTTTTTCCATCAATCATCGCAATTTCATTGACCCCGTAGCGCGCCTGGATCGCCCAAGCTTCCGGGCCAGGCAATCTGTCACGGACGATTGCGCGGATCATGGCGCACTGGCCGCGAATTTCGAGAGGAGACAGACCGCTGAAATCCACGGTGGAAGGTTCTCCCTCATTCCATATCCCAAGCTCCTTCATGATGGCGCGGATTGCCTTGGACATGATGTTTTCCACGGAAACTTCATACGCCTGGATCATGTACGAAAAGTGCAGTGCCTGCGAAGTTGAACGAAACATGGCTTGATTCATGCGGTTTCCTTGTAGTCTTTGCATCTGCGCCCATGGTTGCGGCGTCTGCCGTTTTCGTCGGTCTTGGTGCAAATGGTCACATCCGCACCGAAAGCATGCTCAGTGTGTTGATGAATACATCCCCTGCATGTTCTGGCTTCATTGGCCAGCAGGATTTGCAGCGGATCTCGAAACCTCAAACGCGAAGGGATCTCTCTTTCCTTCATGCCGGCAGCAGATCCAGTTCACGAACTATCACGACAACACCAGGCACATCGGAAAATCGTTTTTTCTTGGCAACTTGAACAACTTGGACATCATCATCCCAGACTATGCCGTTCATTCCGTCACACACTGATTTTTCCAAGTTATCCACATCCGGTTTTTTCGTAGCACCGACAAGACCTTTAATAGCCATGGCTTTCTTTTTAACCGGCCATGATTTCGGAATAGGCAGCCTGATATCCAGCTCCAAAAACACAGCACCGGAAATCAATTTCTTACCGATCATTACCGATTGAGCCGATAGCGCGACAAGATTTTCGTATTGAACTGTTTTGGGATCGCTGTGATGAATAATGATCGGTCTGCCGCCTTTACCGATAACCGGCTTTCCATCGCGCATGAGCGGGGCGCTTCTATGCCTACCCTTCCCTTTTGGCAACCCAGGAACCACAAACTGAACTTCATTCATTTCTTGTTTTTCCATTCCGTTTTCACCCCTTCCAAAACCGCATCAGCAAACGCATCGCCGTATAACCTGCGCCATGTTTCGATACACTTGACGCAGTACTCCCGGGTGATTGACCTTTTAATCCAATCAACGGCCTCATCCAAAGTTGGCTGCCGGTAGTTTTCCAGTCCATCACCCACCCTCGCATTCCGCTTTGTTGATCACTTTCCTGTTCAGGATTTCGTGAATCTCGGCAAACCGTTTCTTCGCTTCTTCAATCGAGACGGTCGTTTTCCCAGGTGCAGGCAGTGCCTTGACACGGGGTGGTATTTCCATTGAAAGATCGCCGTTCCTAACTTCATCGGTTGCCTTATCCAAAGCCGCTTTCCAGCGCCCTTTAATCGATTGATAGGGATAGTTAGTCAGATCGTTCCCGAGTTTTACCGCAGCCCAGTAAAGCGCCGGAGTGGCCCAGCGATCCTTGCCTGTTTTTCGTAGCGTCATCTGTTCGGCCGCCTCGTCGAATGCAAGCTCGTAATCCAGCGTAGGGCGGCATGCTTTCATGAATTCATCGACGGATGGCGGGAAGCCGTACCGGGTTTGCAACCCCCGGGTTATTTCCTCCGGCGTGTAACTTGCCAGATCATCAGCCCACACCTTTTTCGCGTTCAAAATTCCTTCGTCGATACCGCCCGCACCGATTCTCCCGGTCTGCCATTTTGCGGCAAACGCATTGCCGAAACGTCCGTGGAACCGGTCAAAAATCTTGTTAATCCACGATTCCGGCAACCGGTTTATCGGTGTCACGTTCGACAAACTCCGCCGTTCCTTCGATTTCTCGTTCATGTCCTTTTTCCTCATCCCTGTGCGCAAAAAGCGATCTTCCCGCTTCCATCATGAGCTGCTGTTTGCCTCCGCCCCCATTGGGCGGTGAGCGCGTTCGTTTCAAGGCGTCAGCCTTGAGCTGCGCAGCCTGAAGCAACCATTTCCGGAATTGCGCCTGCCAGTTCGCCCGCAAAGCGCCGTTTGCCGTGTAATGCGCCACGAATCGTTCAACCTCCTTGTTGACATCGAGTTCGTGTTGTTCGGCAAGACTTATACCCGCCCTTTCGGGTTCAAAGTCTTGCGGAATCTGCGTTTGTGAAAATTTATCCGGCAGTTTTGGCGTTTGAGAGCGTGGCGCGTCAGCGCCGGTTTTTTCCTTTTTCCCGCTACATAACGTGGTAGTAGTTACTCTCTCACTTACGTCGTATGTTTTTTCCTGTTCCTGTTCCTGTTCCTGCTCCTGGCTTCGGAGGGGCTTTGAAGGGGCTTCCGAGGGGCTTGTATTTTTCACCTCAAATCCAAGACAAAAATCATCGTTATAAATATTTATAAACTTATGTTTCATTGGTGTTTCAGGCATCTTTTGCAGCTCTTTCTTTAACCCCGCGATGCGGTTATCACCATGCTTTAACGATTCACCTATCTGATACATCGCCATTTTGATTACGAAAACCGTCTCAGAAGGCTCGTCATACTCACAAAAACCCACCTCTATGAGCCTTCGAAGCCCCTTCGAAGCCCCTTCCAATGGGATGCCTGTTTCATAAGACATGTACAAAACAGGGCAATGAAAAATACCGGTCATGTGCGAATGCGGACTCGTCATCAAGTAGAGTGCAATGATTTGAGCTTCCACATTTCCTCGTATTTTCTTACCGGTTTCACCGATCCAGAATTGAGGTGAGATTTGTCCGTATTCGCGCATGTTTATTGACTACTCTTGGTCTATTTCAGCAAGTTCTTTCATTGCTTCATTTAATTTATGAATCAATGTGCTAACGTGCATAGAAGGAATAATCACCAATTGATCTTCATTTCCGTAATCTCCTTCTTGTCTAATAACTATTTCTTTCCTAGGATTGATGTAAACAGCAACAGCATTTACTTTTGGAATACAAATCGCATCTTCATCCGTCCACTTAAATTCTTCACTCATTTTTAAAATCTCCTTTTATTGTTGATAATGCATAATGTTATGCATTACGTTGTAGAGTAGCAGACTGCTGTTTAACAACTGGGAAAGGAATTATTTTGCACTTCGCGGCTGATTCGCCTAGTAATCGGCGGGCTTCATTAATAACAGCTTGCGGAGAGGAAAATGCCATCGGCCTTAGATGACCTACCACCCTCATTTCTGCTCTTGTTAGATTGCCTACGAATTCGTGATAAGCGTTCCATCCCTGGACGCTAATCATTTCACGCGTTAGTTGGATCGGCTTGGATTGTGAAACTGACTTGGATTTGCGACGTGCGGACGCACTTTTGCTTTGAGCAGCCATGCTTGGCCTCCTGTTAGTTTTGTTCGTAAATCGCCCCTTGTTCAGAGAGGCGGCCAGGTACTTGAACACCGCTAACAGACGGCCAACACTATTTCCCTTGCGGGTATTGTATTTATGCTCGCTACCCGGCCATAAGCAAATTATGGACGTAAAAAAACCACGACTATCGGGCGCGGGGCATTCCGCTGTTAGAGGTGTGTTCAGCACCGAGTGAACAGGATAAACCCATGCAGCCGAATTTGTCAATAAATTGAACTTATTGTGACCGTCTGAGCGATGAATTTTTCTTTCAAAACAGATCGATTGTTGGTTGTGCACGCCACCCGTGACACCAGATCCGGAATCTACGAAGGATTGGCTGAAAAAAGAAGAGCGGAACCGAACAAGTTGGTCTTCCGGTAAGGCGCCGGTGAGCCTTGTAGCTCCCTGCCCAGTCCGCCCATAAAACAAAAAATCACCGAAGCGTAAAAGAGACAACCGGGCAAAATACCGGCTGTCTCTTACTCTATCATCGAGTAGATTGACCTTAGTCAATAACCTTGATGTGATTTCTGAATAATAATCCCAACTGTCATGATTTGTAAACAATTCTGTTTTAATGTAGGGTAGTGCCTTTCTAGCAACACCTAAGTTGTCACTATGGAAAAAATTATTACTGTACTGGCTGTTATTACAGTCGTACTCTCCTTTTATTGGGTATTCGTAAGAGCTTGGAAGATCGTCCGTCAGACACTTCCCCAAGAACTGGACCAAGAATACCCGGCAACCGGCATGCAGCTTCGAGTCATAATGCCGGAATACACCTGCGATGACTTCATTGGAAAATTCAACTTTGCCGGCGCAAAAATCCTCCCCGCCTGCGGCAACTACAACATCACCTACACCAACCGCAACGGCATAACCACCAACCGCAATATCAGCGTCAGCCGCGCGTATGAAAACAATGGAAAGTTTATTGTCGACGCTTACTGCCACCTGCACGCCAGCCGCCGTTCGTTCTCCAATCACCGCATCAATCGCGCTGTTGATCTCAACACGGGGAAATTCGTCAACAACCTCGCACAGCATGCCATTGCCAGCTTTGATGACATTGCCATTCAAAAAACATGGCAAGCCATCGGCCAAGAAATAATGGCGCTTTATCTTTTGGGATTCCTCTGCTGCACCGATCGCCGCATGCTGAAAACAGAACGCGACATCATGGCTGGCTACCTGAAGCGCCGCCGCCCGGATATTGTTCTGGAAGATGATCAATTGGAGCGCATGTTGAAGAGACTGGGGATGCCGGATCCGCGGCAATTCAAGAAAATCGTGTGCGATATGAAAATCGCTGGAGATGTTGACCGCCTGCGCGATATCGCCGATTGTGCGATGCGCATTGCCGACCCCCAGAAAACCACAGACCCGCTTGAAAAAGCGGTAATAGAAATGCTTCAAGATGCATCCGGCAAAGTTATCCCGATTGATAACGGTTGCCAGATTCATGTGATAGCCGCCCACAAAGAACCCAGTACACCTAGAGAAGGAAGAGAAACATGGCGATGTACTGGGGGGGAAGCCAACAACTACAACACGTCCAATCATCCGGCTACGCGCATAGGAACGCGCTGACTGGTGCGGTATATTCAACTTATGAAGATGAATGACTTGCATTCTACCTGACATCATATATATTTGTAAATGAGTTTTATTCTCATTTGCATTATCTGATTAATCATTAGCGCCCCTTCTCTGACTCCGCTTCGCGCGGACAGTAAATCGCAAAAGTCAGCGCCATCAATTCCTGCACCGTCCTGTGAATCTGTTGGCTGGTTTCGGTCAGGTCTTTTTTCTCGCGCCGATCGATCCGGCCATCTTGAGTATGATGGCTGAATTTCTCCGATAACCGGCCAAGCTCCACATAAAGCTGATTGAATTTACTCAGCAATTCATCGTGATCGCATTCATTCAAAAAATCAGGCAACCTGACAAAAATACCGCCTGATTCCTGGCTAATAGATTCTGCAAACAATGTGGTCTGTGAGAATGCCTGCAACTGCATCGCGGTATGCACATTGATCTGTTGCCCTTTACGCTCATACACCCGGTTTTCCAGCGCATCTCTCGTCATCCCGAGTGCAGCAGCCATGGCAGCCCATCCACCCGGATAAGCCGTGATCATCTTTGTGTAGGATTCTCTTGTATCCACCGGTTTCACCTTTGTCTTGTGGTTTTATTATTCAGTCGTCGCTTTTAAAGTAACCCTCACAAAGAAAAGCAGCCGCGGCCGCATATCACGGACGGCCACGGCTGCCAAAGGAGGGTCTTAACACCGGTTCTCCGGCATATCCCGTCATTAACCGGACGGACACGGCTGAGTAAAAGGAGGTTTCTCCGATACCGGTAAAATAGGGAGCTCCACCAACCTAAGATCAGTAAAGGAGAAACCATGGAAAAACAAAAATCAGTCATCGGAATGGCCTGGTACCGTGCGGAAGATTACGACGCCATCTTCAGGATCATGTCCGACAGCCATAAGCTTCCCGACACTTTCGATGAATGGCTGCTTAAAGCCGATAATGGAGAGAAGGAGCTGACAGCTTCCGGTCATATCGTGGTGCGCGCCGTCATCGATCCCAAAACGTTTCCCGATTGGTGCCGGTCTCTCAACCTGAATGTCGATGCCAAGGCAAGAATGCATTTCGCCAATATCGCCGCCAGGGAATATGTCGAAAGACATAACAGCCATTGAAAAACCGGGATTGATATTTGACATGACCATGACTCCCTATGCCGACTCCTCGGATTCTGCTGGTTCTTGGGTGGAGAGCTCAGGCCAGATTTCTCGCCAGTCATGGGGTCGCAAGTCTTTTCTCGAAACAGCGCCATTCGTAAGTTTCTCAATGATCAGGCATCTTTTATTTGAAATAGCGCATGTACCTTTAACCATTTGTGACATTTGTGAGGCTGATATACCCAACGCCTTCGCCATAACAGCTTGCTCACCACGGCGTTTTATAAAAAATTCTTTGAGTGTCAT